TTTTTTATCTTAAAACAGATACTGAATAAGTTCTTTAACCAGTTCTGCAACGACCTACTTCAAAAAGAATTTGAGTGCCTTTTGAGCAACGCTCTGTAGGCGAGAGCGTTGCTAAGCACTAATTTTAAACTTTTTCATAAATATAAGTTTAAAGATTTTAGGCTTAATGTTTAATGTCCCCATAGCCATTTTTGGACAGGGCAAAGATAGTGAAAATATGATAATAGCATGGTTTTCTTGCGGTGTAACCTCCGCAGTCGCTTGTAAAATAGCATTGAGCCTGTACGAAGATGTGCATCTCTATTATATTGATACTGGTTCCTGCCATCTGGACAACGCCCGATTTCTGTCTGATTGCGAGAATTGGTACGGGCAACCTATTAACACAATCCGAAGCGACAAATATACCTGCGTGGCTGACGTATTGCGGAAAGGATGGATTAACGGACCACATGGTGCAGCCTGTACACTCAATCTTAAAAAGGAAGTTCGGTACAAATTGGAAAAGGAGTTTGGAAGTTGGGACGGTCAAGTATGGGACTTCGACTTCGACCCAAAGGAAATAAACCGATCCATCCGATTCAAACAACAGTACCCAGACACAAAGCCACTGTTTCTGCTCATTGAAAGGCAGATTACAAAGCCCGAAGCGATGGGTATGCTTTGGAAAGCCGGTATTGAAATCCCTGCCATGTACAAGATGGGCTACAACAACAATAATTGTATCGGTTGTGTGAAAGGTGGTATGGGTTATTGGAATAAGATACGGAAGGACTTTCCGGTTGTGTTCAATGAAATGGCTCAGATTGAACGTGATGTTGGTGCAACGTGTCTAAAAGATAAAGACGGACGCATCTTTTTGGACGAACTACCAACGTGGCGGGGTGATCCAGTGGAAGAGATTATACCGGATTGCTCGCTTATCTGCCAAATTGAATTTCAAGAGATAATCGACAGGCAGGTAGAACGAGTTTTGAAAGGAGAAATTAGTATTAACGATGTAGCCTAATTAGGCTCAAAACAGTTTAGCAAGAAACTAATATGCGTGAAGACATTATGTATGTCATTCTATATCCGGATGGCTTAATTGTGATGAATACACAGAAATATTACCGAAGCGAGTGTATTAGAAAATGGTGTATAGGTAGCTCTTTCACATGGAAACAATGGTATAAAAGAGGTTATCGATGTAAAAAGGTAAAAGTAACTTTTGAAATAATAAACTAAGAAAAAAGATATGTATAATACAAAAGACTTTGAGCAGGCAATGCACGTATGCTCATACAAATTAGACAGGGTATTCTACCATAAGAAGCATTCACGCTTTGTACAAAAAATATATGGCCGGGTTCCAATACCTAAAAAAGTGACTATTTCCGGAGAGCGAAAAATCATTATTTATTGGAGACGATTTCGTTGGAATGATGCCGGACAATGTTTTTCTTTCTATTCTTCTATTCGCAAAAGGAAGTATGATCTTCCCCTTCGCAGCCTTGAGGAGCAGAAGAAGATAACCCAATCATAAGCGGATGGAAAGCCTTATAAAATATCGTATGGAGAACCTTGATTGGATAGATGAGTTTCTGACCAAATTGGGTACTGATGCTTTTCTTGATTTTGAAAGAAGAGTGTATAATGCTCTTGAAAAACTGAAGACAGGCAGATATTATGATATTGCCAACTCTATCATCCCAGAGCAGCAGGAGCTCTTCATCAAGTTTTGTTGCTGCTATATCAACACACATCCGGAGTACGAATTTAATGATGATTATACACAAATATGGAGGAAAGAAAGCTATGAACAATGGAAGATGGCAACCTCACGAAGATGGTTTCGTAAGGGATAATGTCAATAAGATGACATTGGAACAGATGGCTGAACATCTGGGAAAGTCTGTTTTGGCTGTAAAACTATATATGCACCGTAACCATATTGTTTGCGGCCAAACGGTCAAACGGAACATAGTGCAGGAAATGCTAAGGATAAAGTTCCGGCATCCGGAGAACTTTATGCCGACTCGTACTTTCTATCACGAAGTCGGTATCAATCAAATGCGTTGGTGGGACTTATTCCATGGCCGCAAGAATATAACCCAGACCGAATACATTGCATTGTCGAAATATTTTGGCCTAACATTGGAAGAAGCGTTTGAGGCACGTCAATTATGTATATTTGAGGAGGGAAACAATGATTGATGAACAATTAAAGCAAAGAATCAAGGATGCCAATGAAATTGTAGATGTCATCGGCCAATTCGTATCGCTATACAAAAGAGGTATCAATTATATAGGTACATGTCCGTTTCATCCGGATAAGCACCCGTCTATGACTGTTAGTCCTTCACGACAGACTTATAAATGTTTTGTTTGTGGAAAAGGCGGGGATGTAATCCAGTTTGTCCAGGATCATGAGGGCATGTCTTTCAATGAGGCTCTTACATGGCTGGCCAACCGGGCAGGGATAACATTACCAGAACGGGTTATGTCGGATGATGAGGTTGCTAAAGCAAAGGAACGTGAAGCGCAACGTATTGCAATGAAAGCAGCTGCCACTTTCTTTAAGAAACACTTGCCGGATGCCCAATCATACCTTTATTCACGTGGATATAACTTGGACGACAAAGTTATAGCAGACTTCCAAATTGGTTATGCCCCACAGAATAATAAGGCTAAAGACGAGCTTCTGTCTGCCGGCTTTTCCAAACAAAGGCTTATTGAGGTTGGCATATTGGCAGAAACGGATAAGGGATACGTCTATGACGTTTTTCGAGACAGGGTTATGTTCCCGTATTTCGATTTAAAAGGGAATATCATAGGCTATTCCGGGCGTTATGTGATACCCCAAGAAAAAGCCGGCAAATATGTTAATACAGGTGATACCCCACTCTTCAGAAAAGGATTACATCTTTTTGGATTATACCAAGCAAAATCTGCCATTGCCCGATACGACAATGTTTACTTAGTAGAAGGACAGTTTGATGTCACTTCGATGCATAAGGCAGGGGTATGTAACGTCATTGCAGGTGGCGGCACTGCCCTAACCCCGGAACAGGTTCAGCTTATAGGCCGTTTTACAAAAAAAGTTACCCTTATGTACGATTCCGATGTAGCAGGAATCAAAGCATCACTTAAGCATTGCGAAACGTTTCTTTCTGCCGGCTTTCAAGTAAGTGCTGTTGCATTGCAGATGGGTACAGATCCGGATGATCTGGCACAACAACTGAAAGCGGATACCGGGCAATGGATAATGAACCATACCATCAATTTCGTAGGATATTTTGCACCATTGCTGCGGGGTAGCAATCCTGGAGAGGATCCTAACAAAGAGGAGGAAGCTATACAACAGATTTGCAGGTTATTGGCAGCTATACCTTCTGAAACTCTCCGCTTGAAATGTATAGAAACTGCGGCCAGACAATTTGATACGAATACGGAAGTCATTTGTCGGGTAATCAATAATCTCCTTCAAAGCAAAAGAACCGCCAATGTCAAAGAAAAGAGCCAGATGAGTCCGGGTATTTATGGACTTGAAATACTGAAGGATGTACGTTCCGGTAGTGAACCTATTATTTTAACACAGGACTATCAAGAATTTATCACTCTTTATGGGGATACGCCTATTGTTTATGTACATGAGGTTCCCATGCAGAGTGATATTATACAGCTTCGTCAGTCCGGGCAACTATTCACTACAGAATGTGACGGATTGAATATTTTTAAAGATGGCAAGGAGTCCCACTATTTGGCCGCCCTTGTGTCTATGTACCGGGCAGGGATAACAGCGATAACGGTATCTGTTGAAAGACATCCTGCAGATAATGACGAAGAAAATGAGGAGGAGGATGAATATTCCGAAGAAAATGAAAACAGTATTGAAAGCTGGAACTTTGCCAAATACTATATTTATCTACACAAAGAGTTCTTTAAAACTTTCAATGGCGAACGCTCGCCTTATGTTGAGCGTTGCGCGGAAGTAATCAGCTACGCCGATGATTCTGTACGTATCATCAACTTTGCCTTTTTCTACGGCTGTCTCGGACTAACGAAGCAGGCACTTACTGAAATCCTGAAGCCATACCTTGCCAAACGGAAGTCCCGCATGGCAATCAACGCGCAACGCACCGACGACGACTACGAAGACGAGAACTACGACCCCGACGAACTGCCACGCTATGTCCAGGACAATCCCGAATACATGCAAATGTTCAAGCAATGCAACTATTATCCCAAACTGAACAAGCAGGGAGAGCCGGTGTGCTACCTCTTCAAGAATGAGAAGTCCGGCCATACCATGGTGGGCGATTTCTACATGATTCCCTTGCTGCACATCTATTCAGACAACGACGAGGAAAACAAGCGGGTACTCAAGATAAACCGTCGCTATTACAAGACCCCGTTGTATATAGAGGTTCAATCCAAAACCCTCGCAAAGAAGAGTACCATTGAAGAAAAGTTGCTTAACCTCGATGCGGTAAACTTTACCAATGGTGAAGAAAAACATTGGACAAAAATACGTGAATATATGAGTCGTCACTATGTCATGTGTACTGAAATTGCTACTTATGGTAACCAACAGACCGACGGTTTTTCCCGTCAAGAAGACCAGCAGTTCTTTGCTTTTGCCAACGGTATATTTCATGTTGTTGATGGTACGCCGCGTTTCGATCCGGTCAACGAACTTGGAGTTGTCACTCATAACGCAAAAAACTATTATTTGCCGGCATTCTCCACCATTTATGCCGGTTCCGGTCGGCAGTCTGACAAGTACGAACTGATTTCACAACTCATTTACAAAGAAATTCCTGCAGACAAGCGCTGTACTTTTGAAGAATGGGCTTCACTGATGAACTGCGTGTACAAGATTAACGACAATGGAAAATGGGCTATTCTCTTTGCAATAATGTGCGCTTTCAGAAGTAATATACACTGTATAGACCGCTTGTTTACAGCACCGTTCTTCATGGGACCGATGTCTTCCGGAAAGACGCAGATCGCGATATCGATACGCTCACTGTTCATCTCGCCCAAGGTGCCCATTTTCAACCTGAACATCGGTACCGATGCTGCCATGTCCACATTGATGAGCACGTTCCGGGATGTCCCGGTTGTCCTTGATGAATATAACAATAAAGATATATCAGATACAAAGTTCCAGGCGTTGAAAGGCATTGTTTACGACGGTGACGGCCGGCAAAAAAGAAAGGGTACTTCCGGGAAAGAAATCGAAAACGACAAGGTATATGCACCGGTTATTATTTGCGGCCAGGAAACACCTCAGCGCGATGACAATGCCTTGATGTCCCGTATCATTGTTTGCGAAGTGCCGAAACCAAAAAATCGTACACAGGAAGAAGTCGAGCTTTTCAATAAGCTCAAGGACATAGAGGATCCTTCCAAAATCGGTCTTTCAAATGTATTATTTGAAGTTCTTCAGCTGCGACCACTGGTGATGCAGCATTTCCGGGCACTTAAACAAAAGGCTTACGATGAACTGAAGGAAGCTCTGGTTAACGCCGGAGAGATAGACCGTCTTATGAAAACTGCTTCATTATTCTTGGCAACCTGTAGGCTTATTCAGGATTACACAGGTCTAAATCTCCCATTTACATACGATGAGTTTTTTCAAATCGCTAAAAACAAAATTAAGTTCCAGGTGGAATTGATATCTAAAACAGATAAACTGGCCACTTTCTTTAAAGCAATGGATGTAATGATTGATACGAAGGCAATCAAAGAAGGTAGAGACTTCGCTATTGATACTCCGGAGCGCATAACCATCAAATTGCCAGGTGGTGAAAAGAAAGAAATGCCTATCCCTACAGGCAACAGGGTCTTATTCTTACGTGTCAGTACAATATATACACAGTATGCCAGGTCCTCGTACAATCAGGAAGAATCCACTCAATCCACTATTGAGCAGAACCTGCGTTCACATCCCAGTTATATAGGTTCAGTACATGCCCGGCGGTTCAATTGGTATGAAGTGGTAGAAGTACCACGAGGTGGATTTGAAGAAGATAGGCCTAACGAAACAGGCATTGATGTCAAGCTCAATAACGATATGGTCCGAAAGGTTGAGAAACGATTTACTAACTCAAGTTGTATTGCAATCAATTATGAAATATTCCAGGAACTGTATGGGATTGATTTACAACGCAGTTCTGATAACGAAGTTCCGACCCCTAATCCTAATAATGACCCTATTGATGCAAGCCATGCTCCGCAAGATATTGATTTTTAATAGTGGATCCGTCCCTGTTTCAAACCTAATTAATACTCCTGGTGGTTACCCATCGGGAGTAATTGCTTTTTTACATTCTGATTTGCGGACAAATTTCGCACTTCATATTAATCGATATACTCTTGTTCCCTATCATTCAATCCCCCGTACCCCCTGGAATAAAAAGAAAAGCAAAAGAGAGAGAGTTTTGAAAAGAAAATATTTCAAAAGTAGTGTCCAACAGTCCAACAGTCCAACAAGAAAAAAAATTTCAAAACGTAACTCGCTGTTGTATAGTAGTATATATTTTCTTTTTAAATCATATATATATACTACAGAGGTGTTGTTTTGTTGGACGGTGTTGGACATGTTGGATTTGAGATTTTCAACCATCCAACAGGGTAAATCCAACAAAAAATGTAAAAAATGCGGTTTGTTGGACATGTTGGACGGTATCCAACGGTATTTTATAGTCATTAAATTTGTGTAACTAAATAAAAATCAGTAACTTTAATATATGTGTTGGACTGTTGGACGGTTGGAAGCAGAAATAAATAAAAAACGATTTCAAAAATATTTTCAGAGTTAATAATCATGATTACAACAAGCATTACAATCACACCTTACCTTGCTGAATATTTGCGTGGAAAATATAATAATGGCGCAAATGAACCTTTCCGTATTCCTGACAATACGGATTTATACCATGTTGTTTGGTCATTAATGGCGCGAAGGCATCAGAACCAGTCTCCTATTGATGAAGGTAATTTGACTCTGATTTTACCTGATAGACGAATTGGAAAGGATCCACAGGTATATAACTATCTATCTCCCCGTTCAGTCAAGATCATAGAGAATGAGGTACGCCGTATGTTTAATCGAGAGCTCCATACCGCGATGGACGAAAACGATCAGAACGGGCATGAACTGAATAATATTGATATCGTCCATAATTTCTTGTGTTCTTATTGCATTGATAGTATTACGGAGGATGCACTCCTTAAAAACTTCTATCGCTGGAGGGATAATATAAGGAAGCGGAAAAAACGTCGGGAATATAAAAAGAAGTTAAAAAGCAGCTAAAAAAATCACCGACCAAACTATGCTTTTTGTCTCAAAATGGCGGTAAAAACGTCCAATGCGTGGCGAACTTGTTGAATATCAAATATATATTATCTATTATGAGAGAACTTTCTATCCAAATTAAAGTACGTCCTGTCAATAAAATGCGTCAGGATATCTACCATTTTACAGCTGATGAGTTTACTTTTTCTCCAATATCGGAATCATCAGCTGCAGGTCGTTGTTTTAATTGCAATAAAGATATCACTATAGACCTTCCGCCGGAGAATGTGATAACCGACTTCTTGCCAGGAAGATTTGCTATTGTTGAATTCACAGACACAAGGCATCGAAATATCCAAATTGGAGACAACAAACTACCGGCTATCGTAGCTATTTCTCCCAATTTAAATTCAGCGACACTGAAAATAGAGTGTAAAATGCTTAAATCCCCGTTCCTATAGCGTCCTTCACCCTGTTCTGAATGCTGCCTATCTTCGCTGAAAAGATATGCAATGAACAGAACTTATCTACGTCAGCTTCTTACATTAAATCCTCATCAGCTTCTTATTACGGCAGAAGGTTTTGCTTCTGCCATGATGGAGGCTTTTCCTTTAGTCACTGCTGATGACCAGCAGCCAACCTCTTTCTTTTTCGATGATGATCCGCCTACCTATAAAGAGACATCACAGAAAGCTCTTTCTCTTCTTTTGAAAAATATAGTAGCCCGTTCGGAACTTCAAGGTATAACAATCACTGATAACTTTTCCTCTGAGGATCTGCCGGAAGGAAGTATTGCTTATCATCGTATTTGGGGATTTATTACTGCGGATTGTCGTTGGTACTTTTCCAGTAAACAGTTTGAATATGATTTGCTGGAAGCGGAAGCAAATCCTGCTATAACATGCCATTTGCTGCATGTCAACTCTCCGGGTGGTGAAGCCTGGTATCTTGACCGGCTTAGTGAAACGATGCGTTCGTTAAACAAGCCTATTGTTACTTTAGTGGAACAGTACAATTGTTCTGCTTGCTATTACATTACTTGCCACTCCTCTTTTATCGCTTCACTTACATCCAACGATACGATTGGTTGTATCGGTACTATGCTTGAAGCCTTCAACTACGATGGCTGGTTCGAGAAAATGGGTATTAAGCGTATCGTGGCTCGTGCTTCAAAATCCGATCTGAAAAACAAGAAAAGTGAGGACTTGTTAAATGGCAAACCTGAACAGTATATAAAAGAAGACCTGGATCCACTCAATGAGCAGTTCCTTTCCGCCGTTTTGGCGGAACGTCCACAATTAAGTAACCTGCCCGAAGACGATCCTGTATTTCGTGGCGAAACATTCAGTACACCGCAGGCTATCGAAAAAGGGCTTATTGACGCATCCATGACTTTTATTGAGGTCATTGCCAAAGCGGTAGAACTCGGTAATGGATATTCCGAATTGGAGAAAATAAAGAAAAGTGCTCTCAACTATTTATAACTTAATCTCAATTCATCATGAATTTTAAAGAAAAACTTCAAACTGTCCTGCAAAAGTTGAAATTGTGGGATAAAGCAAAAGCCAATCAGCTCACCCATGAGGAGTGGGCACAGATTGTGAACTCCTACGAGAAGGAGTATCAAGCTACTTTACAAGATGATCTGGCTGCATACCATGTGGAACAGCAGGCAAATGTAATTTCTCCTGAACAGATAACCCAAGTACAAACGATACTTGACGGTATTATCAATCCTATGCAATCCTCTGCTACAGAGGAACCGGGAACTGAAAATAATGGAGCTGGAACTACAGCAGCCCAGACAGCAAGCCATCAGCCTATCACAGGTGAAGGTCTTGTGCAACTTGCTACTGCCGTACAAGGCTTGGTAAACAGTATGAATAACCGCGCTGCCGATGATGTTCCGGCACATACGGTTACCGCTTCTACTGTTTCCTTTACCGGTCCCGCCGACCGTTCTCAGTTCCTTTTTGGTATTGAAAGTCCGATGTTCGCAATGAGCGAACGCTGGAACAAAATCACCCTCAATCCTTCGGCAGCTGCTTCTTTGGGAGCCTGGGATGAAGAGACTGAAGGTGCATCGTTCCGTAAACAAGCTGTTGCTTTCTCCCGTTCCTTGCAGAAGCGTTATGCTTACCTGCACGCCAACGGTATGCTCGACGCCAAGCGCCTGGCTGCTGGTGAATTTGCTACGGATTATGAAGGTGTTAATACAGCAGGTGTAGGTAACCAACATGTAGTACTCCGTCAAGATGCTTTGATTGCTCGTGTACTCGCGAAACGCGATCTCACGCAATATTTCCCGGTACGTTACGGTATCCAAGATCATGACCTCGTATTCAACGCTTTCTTCTCAGAAGTTTCTCAGGCTTATCAGCAAGGTGATATCTGGAAAGGTGACATGAAACTTGAAAACGAGATGGGGCATGTAGATGATGCCATGATCAAACTCAAGTTTGGTCCAATGAAAGAGTTGGAACGCATGTACATTGCCTATCTGAATAAGGAAGGTTCGGATCCTATCAAGTGGAATATGATAGAGTTCTGTATTTTGAACTCTTTGGAGACTGCCCAGGTAGAACAGAATAAACGTCGTATGCGCGGTATTTATGTGAAACCGGAAACCGGTGTTGCCGGCAGTTATCTCAATGCGGGTACAGGTATTATTTACACGCTTATCCGCTACATGCATGAATTCAAGATCCTGTCTCATGATAATGAAGAGTACCGTTCTTATACGGCTTCTGATATGCTGGACGCCGTTCAGGAGTTTCTCGGTGACGTTACAGCTTCTTGTACGGAAGATATGGATTTGGATAACCATGTTCTTTACCTTAATAAGATGCATCAGCCTTGGTGGATTAAGAATATCCGCACCAAGTATGGCAAGGATATAGACTTCACCGGCCCGAACAGTTATCTGCACATAGTTCCTGACACTAATATGCGTATCGTGTGGCTACCTTACCAGGGACAGCTCCCGTTCATGTTCATGGATATCCCCGGCAACCTTCAGTTCTTGGAAGATGTACCGGGTGAAATGCTCTCCATCAAGTATAAGGAAGACATGGAACTTGTCAAAGCCTGGTCCACTTGGAAAGAAGGTTGTTCTGCATCCTTTACCGGCCGTCGTTTCGACAGTTTGGATAAACTGAAAGCCAATAACTATGAATGGCAGCAGATCTTCATGAACAAACCGGCTGTAGATATGGCAGCGGATGCAACTACTATGGACGCATCAAAAGGTTTCTGGCAAGTAACCACAGCCAATACTGCTGCTAAAGCCATAACTGATATTACCAATGCCAAGGCAGGAGTGGCATATATTATCGAATGTGGCGATACGGATAATGCTACTACTATTGCCAAGACGGGAAAATTTGCAGATATCACAGCTGCTTATACTCCGACCAAAGTCGGTGATTACATTATGGTAATCCTGAACAGTAAGGGGAATTTCCTGGAACTGGAACGGCAGGTAGGCGGCGTACGTAAGGTCAATGCTGAATTGCAGCCTAATGTTCCCGGTGTCAGATAATTCCGGTATAAGGTAATCTGTTTGTTTTTAGGTGACATGGGGCGGGTAAAGATAGCCCGCCCTTTTTATTTATTCAAAACTAACTAATTTAATTGTTGATATGAAAGCAATAAAAATTTCAGATCCTTTTCTTAAAGGAAACAAGGCGGCTCGTAGAATACAACTCCGCTTTTTTCTCTCACTGATGACACTCATCGCACTGGTATTTGTTGTCGGTATGATTCTTGAACCTGATTCTACATTGGGAATTACAGGCTTCTCCGGTACAACGATGGCTGCATTGATGGCTATAGGTGACGTTGATGATGTATCCGACCGTAAGACCCATGGCTCTAACATAGCCTATAAGGTCTATTTGGTTGATATTGATCAGGTAAATCCGGATGTAGCGTTTCCTCTGCCCAACGCGAATAGGGAAATTAGCACGATTCCGATGAAAGAAGGACAATATATGAAATACTTCATAGCGCATGACATTCCTACATTTACGGCTACGGGTGAAAAAGGCGATATCACGACCAGTGGAGAGAATAACTTCGTCATTATCATGGGTGGTATGCGTGACCAGTTACTTGACTTTGTAGAGCAACATGCAGGTGGTAAGTTTATTATAATTTTCAAAGAGGTCGGTGAAACACAGTGGTATATCCTTGGCAATTATGACCGTCCGATGGTATTATCATCTTTCGAAGCTAAAAATGACAAAGATGGACGTTATATAACCTTCACCTTTAAACGTACCAGCATTGACCAGTACTACAAGTATGTCGGTGATATTATTAGAGTGCCGGCAGCTTCGCACGCAGCGGATGCTACTAAGCTGACGATTAATCCGGCCAATAATCGTTATGCAATTCCTGATGGAAGTGAAGCAACTTATGCCATTTCCACAGTTGATGGGTTGACGGCAAATGATAAAGGACGTTATATCACTCTTGAGGGTACAGGTACGGATAAAGCTGCTACTATTGCGGAAAGCAGTGCATTCATTCTGATTGACGGTGCAACATGGACTGCTAAAGCAGGTTCTTCCATTACTTTCCAGGTATTGGATCCTTCCACCCTTATTGAAGTTGAGGGAAGTCGTGTCCAGACAGCTTAATAAGAACCATTCTTGCAAGCTGATATACTACGTTAATTTTTAGTGTGTTAGCTTGTAAGATATAAATCTTTTCATTATGTACAGTTTTAAAGAAAAAAAGAAGCATTTCAATGCGCTCCTTAATCCGGATGCCGCGAAATATGACCTTGAATTGCTCATACAAAAGCAACCTAATCTTCCGATAATCTCTACTTATTCCCGGAATTCTAAACGATATGCTAATGATATTCTTTACAGCTTGTTGGATTATTCCACGCGTGAAGAAATTCGTGAGTTCCGCCGTTCTAAGATGAATACTGAAACAATGACTGTAGATCCTTCCACAGTTGATGTTACTGTTCAAGCAACTACTACAGTTGATAGTCAGACTTCTCCAGTTCAAACAACTGAAACTCCAATTGATCCTTCCACAGTTGATGTTACTGTTCAAGCAACTACTACAGTTGATAGTCAGACTTCTCCAGTTCAAACAACTGAAACTCCAATTGATCCTTCCACAGTTGATGTTACTGTTCAAGCAACTACTACAGTTGATAGTCAGACTTCTCCAGTTCAAACAACTGAAACTCCAATTGATCCTTCCACAGTTGATGTTACTGCTCAAGCAACTACTACAGTTGATAGTCAGACTCCTCCAGTTCAAACAGCTGGAACTCCAATTGATTCTTCCAAGGTAGAGGAACACGAACAACCGGTAACGGTTACCGACAGTGTCGGTGACACTCCTCAAAACGGAGAAGGTGAACTACAGCAACAATTAGAGGAAGCTATTGAAAGAGCTGAGGAAGCAGAAGCCAACTTTGAGGAAGCTGAGGAAGCAAAAGAAGAAGCTGAAGCACGCGCCGAGGTAGCTGAAGAAGCTTTGGAGGAAGAGAAAAAAAAAGAGAAGTCTCAAGCTCCCGTAAAATCCAAAAGCAAGAAGAGTACCCGCAAATCGACTGGGACAACCTCTTCGACCCGCAAGTCCAAATAGCAACACTCATTTATAATGATCGTGTTGTTACATGGAAACAAATGAAGCAGCTCGACGAATGTTTGGATAAGAAACCGACGAAGCGTGATATCATGGACATGGTAGAACTTCGTATCCGGAATCTGCAGGCATTCGATGAGCTGCAATCGTTCAACGACACTGGGAAGTTTCTCTATATTCATCCACTTATAGCTCACCAGTCAGAGAGAGCACAATTGGAAAAGCTATTGAAAACGGATACGCAAGAGTTCTTGCGTTTACATAAGAATGTAACGGATAACATTCGCAGATACGAGTCTTATTTGAAAAGGTCCGACCGTATAGGCCGACGTACTCAAGATAGGGAAAATCTCCGTCGTCATCGCGAGCGAGAAGCCCTGTTTAAAACAATATTACAAGATTTTCAAATTCAAAAGTAAAATGGAAAAGCTAATAGAAGTATTTAATTTGGGTGGTTTACCTACTGCCCCGCTGGATTCGTTCTTAGAGCTTCAGGAAGATTTCAAGAAATCTGATCCTGATAAGTTATCGAAACTGCAGATGCTCATCATTACACGCGGTTTCAAGTATGCATTCAAAGCCTGGCAGGATCCGGATGGCAAGCTCTGGATTATCGATGCCCATCAGAGGCGGAAAGCACTGCTCGCATTGCGTAAGTCCGGATTTACAATCCCGGAAATTCCTTATGAACCCATCTTTGCAGCAGACAAGAAAGAAGCTGTAGAAGAAATTGCAGCTTATAATTCTGAATTTGCCATTAAAAATCCGGATACGCTTTTATTCAAGAAATATAATATTGACTCCGATACACTTCAACGATTTAATCTTGGCTATGAAGTGAAGACTATGGACTTTGGGGTATCACCTTTGTTTGCCCAAGAACATGAATCAGACAGTATTATGGAAGATGATGTCGATTTTGCTATTCCGTCATCAGAAGACACCACAGGGATTTTCGCCCAGCCGGGAGATGTTTGGTTACTTGGAAATCACCGTTTAATGTGTGGAGATTGCCGTTCTAAATCTGATGTCACTACCCTGATGAATGGGCAGCGTGCAGATTTATGTGTTACGGATCCACCGTATAATGTAAATTACGAAGGGGGTACAGAAGCGGAACTTACTATTCAAAATGATTCTATGGAGAACGATTTGTTTGCCACATTCCTTAAGCAAGTGTTTTCAGTTATGTATGAAGTACTTAAACCAGGGGGATCTTATTATATTTTCCATGCAGATAGTGAAGGGGAAAATTTTCGTGCATCGCTTCGTAAAGCCGGTTTTAAAATCGCACAATGTTGTATATGGGTGAAGAATTCTATGGTCATGGGACGGCAAGATTACCAATGGCAACATGAACCATGTCTTTATGGTTGGAAACCAGGTGCCGGACATCAATGGAACTCTGATCGTAAACAAACCACTGTTTGGAATTTCGACAAACCTCAGCGCAATGCTATCCATCCGACAATGAAGCCGATTGCTCTTATGGCTTATCCGATATCAAACTCCAGTACTTCAGGTCAGGTCGTGGTAGATTTTTTCTCAGGATCCGGGTCGACTCTCATGGCTTGTCAGCAGATTGACCGTATATGTTATGCAATGGAGATTGATCCGCGTTATGTTACCGCCACTATACATAGATATCGTGCTATGTTTCCGGAACAGCCTATTCAGCTTATCAGACAAGGAAAACTTCAGTCTATTGAAGATACTCAATCCATACTGTCATGAAAAAAGAATTTGCACCTACTTCTGATGTTGATAAGATCACCTTGTTAGGAGATGAATATGTATCTCAAGTGCGCACATTTGGCGCACTGGGATATTCTCCCGAACGCATTTGTAATTTGCTTGGATTACGTGGAAAAGAAAAAATAGCTCTCGGTATTCGCATTGCAATGCCTGGAGACGTCTATTATGATGCTTACCGTAATGGTAGTGCCCTTGGTGAATATAATATTGATGCAGAACTTGCCAAGAAAGCCGAAACTGGAGATGTGTCAGCTATTGAAACACTGGAAACCCGGAAGCAAGAACGGATTGTAAAGGACTTAAGAAATAAACTTTTTGGAATATGACACAACTTGACGCTCTTGATAAGATACATCCTGACCTGATATCAGCTTTTCTCACTACCGGGAAATGTGATGGTATTCCGGCTGAAGTACAAGTCTTTTTGAAACAGCTCCAATGGGCTGCTGAGATTTACGAATATGAACGCAACATAACTCGTGCAGCTAAACAGCTACGCCAGCGCATTAATGCCCAACAACACATTAATGTGGATGAACGGACTTGCAAGGCTCGTATTTATGCAGCTATCAATTATTTTAATATAGACAATAATGTATCTATCAAAGTGTGGGAGTCTAATTACGCCGATAAGTATGAGGACCTTGCCAAATTATGTGCAGCTGCCGGAGACTACAAGAACCAGGGAAAATGTTATGCTGCCGCTTTAGAATGCCGCCGTCGGGCTTCCGAAATTGCCGAAGCTGACCGTAACCTTGGCATCGTCTTTCTCATTTCACCAGAACTCACTCCGGAAGATCTAGGATACAGCAAAGCCTCACTAAAGGAAATTGCTGCCAAACATAATAAAGGCTTCTACCTTAATCTTATTGATAGCCTGCCTATTGAAAAGGTGGAAAAGAAACGCCTTCTACGTGACGCTGATATTCAGGAAGCGGAATATGAGGAGCTAAACGAAGAATAAAACAATCCGATATGGAAACAGAATATAACAACAGCTTTGAGCGCTACTACATGAACCAAATGCAGATATTGGTAAATGTAATCGATTCAAACAATGTATTTGCAGAGGTGGCACGTGCCGGTGGAAAAACGGAGGGTATTACCGGCCCGCGAATTATTCGTGTGGCCAATGACATGCCGGGAGAACTATCTTTCTTAGTGCATAAAACCTACGTTGCTTTGATGACCAATGTATGGCCCAATCTACAAGCCTATTTCTCCAAGGAAGTAACAGTCGGCGGTAAAGTCCGTCCGATGCTTGAGTATGGTATTGATTATGTGGTTGGCGAAGCTAAACTGCCATCACATTTCCGCAGACCGCGTTATCCAATCTCATACCCCAAGCACTCCGTTGTTTTTCGTGATGGGCATCATATCCAGTTGGTCAGTTCCGATCAGCCTGAATCTGTAGCCGGCCGTTCTGCAGTCCATGCCATTATTGAGGAGATGAAACACAATAAAGGGGAAAAATTGAAGACCCGTTTGTTTCCTTCTCTTCGTGGAGCTAGTGCCGAAATCCGTCGTTCTCCATATTACCAAGGTATTACAGGTGTATCTGATACGGCACGTGTTGATTTGGGAGAAGATGATTGGTTTGAGGAATACGAACGTCACATGGATCGTAAACTCCTGGAAGAAATATCTACAGTGGCACTTCATGTAAATGAAGCTATTTATCAAAAATACAAGCTGTTAAATTCGCAGAGAGAAATAACCAACCCTGTTACTTTGGAGCATGTTCGTTTGGATATCATCAAGCAAGACCGTATTATCGCTCTTTGGCAACCCCGCCTGGCAGATATGCGACGGAACGCTACTCTCTATGTGCGTGCAAGTTCTTTCTGCAATAAGGATATACTTGGTCCGAAGTTTTTCAAGACACAGCTTGAAACTTTGGATATGGATGAGTTTTTGACTTCTATATGCGCCATCCGCCATAAAGAGGTCATTAACAAATTCTTCGCTAACTACAACAGGGAGAAGCATCAGTATGCTGATAGTTACATTTATGAGTCTATATTGCGGTTGGACTTGCGGGAGCACTTTATCCTTACTGCGCGCTATTTATTACACTATGATAAACGCGATGAATTGCTGGTTGGGTATGACCCCGGTCACTTCTCCAGCTTGGTTGTAGGTCAGGAAAAAGAATATGGCCGTAGGCTCCGTATCATTAAGGAGTTTTATTGCTGTTATCCGGAAGAGCAACCGGAACTCGCACGTCAATTCTATGAGTTTTTCGGTACAGATGCTTTGAATAAACGCATTATCTTGTATCCGGACCGGGCAGGTAATAAACGTCGTGAAGAGTTGGAGCAAATAACGACTGATAGTCGTGCGCTAAAACGGGAATTGGAAAGTTATGGTTTTGAGGTGGAACTGATGAATGAGGGACAGTCTACAATCTATTATTGGCAACAATTCAAATTACTCCTTCTTATATTCGGCGGGCGAAGTAATGTTCTACCCGAAGTTTTGATTGATGAGAATGAATGTAAGAACCTTTGTAGTGCTATTATGCTTTCACCATTGAAGAAAACTGAAGGGCGCATAGAGCTTGATAAGACATCAGAAAAGAAAGTACCATTAAAGCAACAAGCCGGGCTTACAACCCAACTACCCAGTGCGCTTATTTACTTGCTTTTTGGCAGGTACGGCAATAAAGTTCAAAGTGAATTATCCTCAATGCCGGATAATTTACCGGATAATATATCCATATAACATTCTGTTTTTATATAAAAACAAGTTGATAGAGGTATAATAATGACAAGGATTGACATTGAAATGATATTCAAATCACTAATAAACAATGATTTAATATTTTGAAAATAAAATCCTTATTTCACCATACCGACCGAACCTGCACGCACCGCTGAGAATTGGGTATGCAAGGCAACCTCTTCCCTCTTTCGGGAAATATGATAACGGAGGTTTGCGTCCTTTTCCGATGCATAAAAACAACATAATTTCGGGCATGGAAATAAAACTAAGTGGTATCCAAGCAATGCAATGGGCAAAAGAAATGTCTAAGCTACCAAATGGTAACTTTACCATTGCTTTCTTCCCATGCTCAAGGCAGAGAGGGATAGCTATACCTAAATTGACTATAAAAGAAGGATGCAAATGGAGGACACAGTTGCCGGAAGAGCGTTTCAGTATCGACAGCGACAATCTCTTTCTGTTTACTGACAATAATGGCGAGCCTAAGATGTGCTATCGTATTCTTATCCGCTATATGGGCTTTCCACAAGATGGATTTAAATTACATAAAATAGACTGGTTATGAGTAAGAATGACCTTAAAATGATAGGCAATTACGGTTGCTATTTAGATGAAGACAATGTGATCTCTTTCCAAATTGGAGACACTCCACGAGCCTCTTTGCTTGGACCGGATCCTGCCTTTCCACTACATGCGGATGCCGGTATCTCAGAACCTCGGTGGCAAAGTATTCAAGGCTTCCAAGTGTGCAGTCGTGGATACAACAATATGAAGTGTGAAGAAATTACTTCGGATATAAAGAAGAACCGTCTGCTGCCAAGATTGATAAGTAAGCAAATTAAAATGTTGTATGGACATGGTCCTTGTGTCTATATACCTAAAATAACTGATGGTAAATTAACGAAAGAATGGGTGGATTGTCCCGAAATCACCGATTGGCTCAACAGTTGGAAACAACGCGGAATAGAATGCGATCATAAAGAGTTTGCTAAAGCAATCATCAAGAATTACTATTACTTCTATGATTTTTTCGTAAAAATACGTTTTACGGTAGGAAAAGACAGGGGTACTGTTCCCATAGCAGGACTTGAAGCCATGGAAAACAAACATTGTCGTTTGGCCACTACAAAGAAAGATGTTGCTACTGATGTCGTTTATTATAAGGATTTCAAACATATAGCAGTAGGACGTTGGGGATATGGGATATCTACATTCCGGATATATCCCAAATTCAACCCGGCAGAGGTTGCTAAATATAAGTACGCGGCAATCTCCCATCATAGGGAAAAATCCGTTGATGATTTTTACGGAGTGAATGAGACTCATCAAGGTACACGCGCTTATATTAAAGGTTCTAACGAAACGGCAGATTACATTAATTCATTTCTCCGTAACTCTCTTGCTGCTAAAATTCATATTGTGATTCCTAATGCATGGATTGAATCTAAGCGTACACAAATCAGTAAACTTTGTGATGAAAACAAGAAGCTGCAAAAAAATGGTGAGAAATTGATGCAGTATAATGGTATCGACATTGGTACAGAATTCAGGGAATCGACATTAATCAAGTTTCTTCAGACAGAACTCCGGAAAATATCAAGCTATCTGTCTGGAGCTGACAACCAAGGCAAGGCTTATGCTACTATAAGCTTTAAAAACAGTCAAGGCGAAGAAGAGCGTTGGAAGATTGAAACTGTAGATCTGAAGTACAAGGAGTACATCGATGCATTGATTGCATACGATAAACGCGCTGATGAAGTATTACTTTCCAGTGTAGGACTCGACTCGTCCATATCGAGCGTAAGTAAAGACGGGGTTATCTCCAAATCGGGTGCAGACGCGTACTACAATTATTTGATTTACATAATGTCGCTTTCTTCTGAAGACGAAATATGTTCCGAACCGTTCAATCTGGCGATATCGGTAAATTTCCCGGAACTGTATGCACAAGGCTATCGCATCGGTTATTATCGGGAAGTTCCGGCACGCCAGGAAGAAGTTTCACCTAAGAACAGACTTAATACCCAACAATCATGATTATATTAGAAGAACTATTTTCTACGGTAGCGGAGTTTCGTAAGTATTCTCCATACCTCGAAAGCAATGTCAGCTTCCAGGACTTGAATTCATCCGCTCTTTCTGCCAAGAAGCAAATTTCAATCATTTTATCCAAAGAGGTGTACGATGAAGTGGCGGGTAAAGCTGGAGAGCCCAAAGAAGCATTATGCTCAGCCATGGCAAATCTGACACTTGCCAAGCAGATGATATTCGACGTCATCAGCCGTCGAAAAAACGAAATCGACATATATAAACATGAGCAGGAAGCTATGCGACGGGCATATACAGATAACTATTTCAATGCAATGGATACGCTTATACAGTTGTTGTCCTCAGAAAGAAATGTATCTGAAAAGTGGAAAGAGACCCGTTACTGCAAGATGCTATCGGCTTTAAAAATAAAAACTGCCGATAAGTTTGATTCCTTATATCCTATTGATATGTCGTACTTATTTTTCTTCCGGACAATTCCTTTGCAAAAAGAAGCTTTGGATGACGGTATGGACTCTTATTTTGAACGCTCTGCCAAAAACGAAGAGGTTATCTCAGTGCTCCAACGGTGCCTGGCAAAACAAACGATTGCAATAGCTTTGCGAAGATTTGACATCATTGAATTTCCACCGACAATTCGGTCTTTGTTTGATGATTCCAAAGCCATGCGATATGGTACGCAAGAACAGCAACGCATGCTCGACTTGGCAACATCGCTGGCTGAAGAAGTGAAGAACTCTTTAATGGACATTGACCTTATACTTTCTTCTGGTTCCGGTAGTTCTGTCGACACTGAAACATCGTTTAACCGTCCTGATGACAAAATATACCTGATGGCATGATGGAAGATACAATCAAATTCTTAGTTCGAGGTGAGGAATACAGTATATCCAACTCATGGGAGAAATTAGATCCCTATTTGTATGCCTCACTTATTCAGGATATACAAAATATGGCAAACGGCCAATTATCCATTGCAATGGTGCGTGTCCGCCATATCTGCCGGACAATGGGATGGGATATTAAGAAAATTAAAACCGATGAAGGGTATCAAAACCTTGCATGGCTTGCCGAGCAAATCACTTTTCCTTTCCTTATTGAATACCCTGACAATGATAGTGCACTTCGAGAATTGGACGATGAGACCCGAAAATTATGCAAACGTATTCCACCCCACCGGTTACCGGGCATCACTATATCCAAGTATCTTAAGAAACTGGACTACCGGTATACTGTAGATTCATGCTTTTGTAAGCAGTTAGTGCCTTTCATCGAAATAGATGATGAATTTTACAGCAGCTACAAAATTGATACAAGGTATGGTTATCTGACCTGTTCACTGACTGCATTACAATTTATTGAAGCCAAAGCACTGATAGGTTGTACAAAAGATAAGTTACCCTTACTTGCTGCTGTTCTGTATTATCCGGAAAAATATTCTTCGGAAGGAGCACATGAATTAGCCGAACGGTTTGCCCATGTTCCCGACAATACTTTAGTGGCAATAGCCTTTAATTTCCAGGCTTTTGTAAATTATCTGTTTACAAAGACACAATTCAGGTTGCTTACAGAAGCTAAAGAAACAAGGCAGTCTACCATTGTTACTGGCGCTTTGGAATCATTATATAATCTGAGTGCAGACGGGCTTGGCGATATTGATAAGGTTGAGCAGATGAATGTCATCCAATATCTTACCATCCTTCGAAAAAAACTTATAGATACTGTCCGCAGCTTGCATGCAGCTAAAATGGAGAATGTAGATATTGAAAAAGAAACAGGATTACCAATTTGCATAATCAGCCAGATATTATGATACTACAGCTATTTAAATATTTTGCCAGATATCCCCAAAAACAAGGGGTGTTGTCTATGTTTATCAATGGAGAAAGCCCATATACAGAGTATGCGGAGTTGCTGGAATATGTAAATCATCTGCCGGATCCTTTACTTCCCGATATTGGAAGTTTTGTTTTTGGACAGTCATATGATGACGTAAAGAAACGGGTAGATTGTATAACCGGTAGCTACTTATTTATTGATTTCGGAGAATTTACGTCCAATCGTGATTCGCATAATTCCATCTCTGATGTTCAGAAATTGGCAGTGACTATTGCTATGAAAGTTCCGGATAATGCTGATATCATGGAGGTATGTATAGCTTCGGATAAAACCTTGTTTCAACTTGCATCCTGCAGAAAAAAACTCATAGAGGATTCCGAGCAAAAGTTATTACCATGGGGAGGAACGATTACCGATCAGCAGGATATTGTTCCTTTTGTTTCTCCGGAATTCAAATCAATTGGCTGGACGCTTATGTTGACTTCGGAGACTCCGGATTTGTTCAATGTAAAAGCGTCCTTTATGCAATAAAAAATCTCCAATATCTTAGCATAAAAAACAGAAGGCTTATGAGAATAACCAAAGCTAAACTTACCATTCAACTTGCAGTGGCTGTTTTTCTTTCAATTGCTGGTATGGTACTTATTTTCTGCGGATTTTGGGTAGAACCGACAGGAGAAATAGATAATTCAGTGCTGGTAGCTTACGGTGAAGTTAGCACTTTTGCCGGCGCACTGTTCGGGGTGGATTACCGGTATCAGTTACGGATTTTTAGAAAGGAAGAAAAGAAAGATGAAAACCATTGACGCTATTATTATTCATTGTTCGGCTACACGTGCCGGACAGGATTTACGAGCTAAGGACATTGACCGTATGCATCGGGCACGCGGTTTTAATCAGATTGGCTACAATTTTGTGATTGATTTGGACGGTACGGTGGAGAATGGCCGGCCGTTGTCTATTGACGGGGCACATTGTAATACGAAAGGGTTCTCTGGCTTGTCTTACAATAAACACAGTATCGGTATTTGTTATATCGGCGGGCTGGATACCAGCGGTAAGCCGGCGGATACCCGAACTTCAGAACAAAAAGCCGCACTTCGTGATTTGGTGGCTAAACTCTGTAAAGAGTACCCTATTATTGAATTACTCGGTCATCGAGATACATCACCCGATATAGATGGTAGCGGCGAAGTTGAACCGACTGAATATATCAAGGCATGTCCCTGTTTCGATGTGCGGAGCGAGTTTAGTAATTTCTTACGCAATGTTGTGATACGGCCATGAATTTAAAAAATTGTTTCTTCATACTGTTTATATTATCTTTCCTGATCGTAGGCTGTCGAAGCTCGCGATCAGGATCCTCACATTCTGACATATCCATGCAGTATTTAAGAGAAACCAATAATAATTCTGTTGATATTAAAAATAAGCTCACCCGTAAATTAACTGCCCAGGATGCCCAACTCCGGGCACGAGTCATTGAATTCTATCCATTGGAACCAGGAGATACGACCAAGCATGGCTCTATAAAATCTATTACTGATTTAGATTTTTCTTCTGCTTCCAAAGTTGATTCTACGGTTGAAGAGAGGCAGCTTGCTTGTAATTCTGATACCACTTCTGAGCAATTGGTGGGAAAGAAGATAGAGGATACTACTTATCAAATAAAACATTTACCTTGGTATCAGCCATTTATACCATATATAGTTTTTGCTCTTGTTGTGGCAGGCATCTATTATTTCCGTAGAAAATAATCATTTTTTATCTCAAGCTAAACAAATCTAACAGGCTTATAATAAATGAGTTAGTACTACTTTGTTCGTAAGTATAGTGTTATCTTAGCAGTACAATAAATAAAGGATAAAACATTATGAACGAACAAGTTACAAATATTCTTAACCAGAATATAACGAAAACGGCGAAGATCCAACAGCTCCTTCTTTTAGGCTATACCCGCCGCCAAGTGGCAGACTTAGTGACCAATGGCAATTACGGTTTCGTGCAGAACGTCTATAAAAAAATGCTTGAAGCCGGAAACTTTAACCAACCGGCTACGACATATAGCGAAATAGACTACACATTCAACCGTCGTTTCGGGGTAGAGATTGAAGCATATAACTGCGATAGAAATCGCCTTGCCCAAGAACTTCGTGAGGCAGGTATTGACGTGGCGGTTGAAGGTTACAACCATAACACCAGAAGCCACTGGAAATTGGTAACGGACGGAAGCCTTACCGGAAATAATACTTTTGAATTGGTCAGTCCTGTATTGGAAGGAGAAGCCGGGTTACAGCAACTTCAAAAGGTTTGCTGGGTACTTGACTATTGCGATGTAAAAGTCAATGATAGTTGCGGGTTACACATACATATGGATGCCGCAGACTTCACTATTGAAACCTGGCGTAACTTGGCAATAACATATCGCCGTCTTGAATCAATAATTGATGCTTTTATGCCTCATTCCCGCCGTCAAAATTCTTATTGTAAATCCCTTTTAGGCATTTCAGAACAACGTATTTTGGGAGCTCAAAGTGTGGAGCAGCTTCGTTCAGTTTTTAACAACGACCGGTACCGTAAATTAAACCTTGAGGCTTATGCCCGACACCGTACAGTCGAATTCCGTCAGCATAGTGGGACAATCAATTTCACAAAAATGGAAAATTGGATTCGATTTGTGGCAAACATGATTACCTTTGCTCAACAAGGAACGGTTGATGCTGGATGTCAACTTTCGAACATTCCTTTTGCAACTGCCGCGCAAAAAATATTTTTCAAACTTAGAACTAAAAAATTAGCAAGATAATGACAACAATTTACACTTTACAGGACGGCGGTACAATTACCGCCACCTGTGCATCCGATTTTGTAACCAAGCTGCGTGAATCCAGTCGTTTTGACAGTGAATGTACGGACCAAGAATACATGTACCATTTTGCGGACCGATATTATGACCAGACAGGAAACGTGGTGCGTGCTGATTCTCCGGAGCATTTTTTGAGCGATTTGATTACATATAGATATGTAAATGTTAAATAATCAATTTAATAATATTTTTATTATTAAGTTGATTGGACATTAATAATATATTTATTATTTTTGCATTGTCATTAAGACAAGAGATCTCAATGAGTAATGACAAAGAGCTAAAGGCTCGGATAAGAGGGAAGGAAAAAGACCTTCAATTTTATCTCCGCAAGTATCATGAATTGGCTTCCAGGAGCAAGTACATGAAAGCGGTGGTCGATGCAGAAATCAAACAACTTGAAGAAGAAATCAAGTTTTTAGGCGCGATGCTACGTTGATCAGAAAGGAATCTGCTCCTGTTGGCCACAGGAGCAGAATTCCTTTTTTGCTGAACTAAATTTTGGATATTATGAATAAGACTGAACGTTTCTTTGAATTAAAAGAGCTTTGGAAGAATAGTGACGAAGTTCGTCGTGCTGAAATTGACAAGGAAATTTCGGCTTTGTTAGACTCTATGAACGATAATGATGACCAAGCTTTGCTGCAGGGAGTCAAAGAAGACTTTGAGCATATCCATAAGGATTTGGAAGAGGTACGTCAGGAATTGCTACGGGATAAAATGAGAGAAGTACTTCCTGCTATCTCTGTATCATACATTGCTCGTAAATACTTTGGTAAATCTGCTTCATGGTTTTATCAACGTCTGAATGGCAATAAAGTAAACGGTAAAGAAGCGGCTTTCACTCCTAATGAACTGAGCACATTATCAGCTGCTTTAAATGACATAGGTAAAAAATTAAGTGCCATGAGTGCAGTGTTGTAAAATTTGAATATTAAATAAATACCACCTTATAGTTATATTTATGTGTAGAAAATGTGAACCAAGCTATCAGTGAATGGGAGGCTACATATCATCCTCTTCCTGGAAGAGTATCGACCCTGATTACTGATGTTATCCGTAAAAAGATGAAAAGTGAGAATTTAAAGCAAAAAGAAACAGCTAAACGTCTTGGGGTTTCTGACTCAAGAGTGAGTGATATACTAAACGGTCGTCGCCCTCTTAATCTCAATATTGTGAAACGCTTGCGGGATAATTTTGGTATTCCGGCTGATTTTATTTTGGATAATATTGGATGAATAATTAAGGTTATAAATAAAAAGCTTCCAATTATGGAAGCTTTTTATTTTGATTACATAGAAAAGAAGTTTATTTTACGAAGAAAAATTATAGAATTTATTAACTTTAAAATATTTAATATATGGAAGAAATGGAGTCAGGGTTGCAAAAATTGGCAGCTTTTAATAATGAAATTAAAAATACGACTGATAGATCATGCGTCATAGTGGCTGCAGCATTCATTGACGATATGTTAGAAATGTTGCTTAAATCATTTTTGACGGAAAGTAGTAAAACCGATAATTCAGATTTATTTGAAAATAATGGAGCTTTATCTACATTTAGTTCAAAAATAAAATTGTCATATAGATTAGGCCTGATTTCTCCATATGAATACAAACAGATAGAAAGAGTGAGAAAAATTAGAAATCTTTTTGCCCATCAAGTTTTAGTAAATTCTTTGGATGATGATAAAGTGCGAGGGATAGTTTGTGAAATGAAACCGAAAAGAAAATTATTGCCACCCAAAGAAATTCCATTACTACGGACAGATAAGGGTATAGATATTATTCCTTTTATTGGCTTGGATGAAGAAAGTATAGAGTTAGAAATATCTAAATATGCAGGAGAGGTGACAAATGAAAGACTTCCACAAATACCTGATATTGATGTGAAATCATGTAGAGATATATTTGAGAAAACAATTGCAAGTATAATTGATTGTCTTAGTGCTCGTATATGTGCTGCAGTAATGGAACAAAGGCGACCTCTCAATAATTATGATTCAATACTGGATATTGCTAAAGCTCGGATAAATAAATTTAGTTATAAGAAATTTATAGAGTTACTTGAAGACCTCCAGAAACTAAAGGCAGAAATAAAAAGTCAAATTATAAAAATAAAACAAGGAATTAATAAGTCTCAAGGTGACGTTGCTATGACTAAAGAGTTTGAAAAACTATTAGATGAAACTTTAACTCAAGAAGCTAAGATAGATCAAGAAATACAAGAAATGAACAAACAATTTATGATATTCGTTTTACAAAAATTTGCAGTAAATCAAATAGAAAAGGCACTCAAAAAAGAAGGATTAATAGAATAGCAAAAATATATAGAAATACTAGCAGGTTGTAATGCTATAAAATTAGATGTTCATAATTATATATAGTAAGAAAGCGGAGCAAAAAACTCCGCTTTTCTTTTGCTATTCCAAAAACAACTCCTATATTTGCATTGCTCTAACAGTTGGTTGAGCTGTTTTTTCAACCCCGACCGGACAAACGGTTATTTGTCCAAATACGAATTTGGGCATTTTTTGTGCCCATCGGTTTGCTCCCGACATAAATGTCGCCAGCAAATTCATATACGAACAGAAGACATTGCGTAAAAGTATGCTTATCATACAGATACGGCTATCATTCCCGAACATTTATTCCAACGCTTCGGCGGGGTTGAATCAACTGTTAGAGCAACGGGTTTGGTAGCCGTTCTTTTTTCTGCCATTGCTCTAACAGTTGTTCGTATATGAAAACTCAATTATCCGGCACTTTCAATGTGCCAGCTTCCGGTATTCCTGCCGTAAGCGAACCTGTCAACGCTCTTACTGAGCAAGTGAATAATCTTCAGCGCCGCTATTATCGTAGCTTGGCGCCTGACTGCGAAGTCAAAACCGTACCTGACAAATGGTATATTCGCGTTATCGGCTGGACGTGTGCCGGCTTTCTGTTTCCGCCACTGCTGGCAGTCGCTGCATTATGTGTTTATAAGGCAAAGAAGTGCCAGGAAGGAGGTAAGAAATGAGCAAACGATCTTCAGTAGCCGATTGTGACATCTACGTATCCGCAGAACGTAAGTACTCCGGTACAGACAAAAGTCCATACTTATATAATGTTTATCATGATGGAGAATACGAAATGGAGAGCCTTACAGCTGATGAGGTACGTGAACTTATAGAATGTTTGCAACATGCACTTGCTGAAAATGAGAAAGGAGTAAAACATGAATAATACTCGAATAGCTTACTTAGTATTAATTCAAAAGAAAATCGAAAATGAAAAAGAATAAAGAAACTGAGGAACAGAATATTACCGATATCAGTATCCATATAGCAGCTTTGTCTGCATCGTTTAAACCGGCAGTTGATGTTCGCCATGCGACTCATTGGTTCACGACAGATGAAGTGTATGATGCCATTATCCGGATTGATCCCGGAGCAAAGATAAGCAAGGCGCAGGTTCACCAGGCAATGATTGATGCCGGTTATCAATATCGGATCCGTCCGGGATCCAATGGTATAGATTTCCGCTGGATGCTTCAGGCAAAAGGCTGATTTAAACTTTCTTTTAACATGCTATTAATGCAGCGGTTCGAGATGAATAGCTGCATTGTCCTTCCTGAATTATTATAAAGTATCCACCTTTGCAAAAACAAATATATCATATGATTACAGAAGAATTAATCCGCAAACAATTCATACATCAGATACTTAAGCGTGATTCTGCCTATATCTATGAAACACAGGCAAGAGTTATACGCAAAAATTTTAGCAATGAGCGTGCAAAGGAACTTGCCATATTTCTTGCATCCCGCCCATTCCGTATTTCTGGAGAAGGATTAAAATCTACTTACTATTTTTCAATATTCCCTTATCTTCGTTTCTTGGATATCAAGTACAGCCGCGAACAGGCGGGGATACGGAAACGTCTGGCACTATATAACCGAGTTATATGGGGAAGACTTTATCATGAAACCATAAACGATTTACGATATGGACTGACACAAGACATGAAAGACTCTATTACTGCCAAATTGCGGGAAATGAACCCCGCAAAACTTTGATTATAAAGAAGATTTGTTTATTTTTGTATAAACCAATAAAGGAGTATGGATATGGATGCCTTTTTAATCATATTGCACGTTGTACTTTGCTTCACGCTGCTTCCCTTTCTTATGAAAGGTTGTGACATGATATTCAAGGTAGTTGCTGTTGTTATTTCTCTTTGCGCTACTCCGGTGGCCATGGTACTTGGTCCTGCCGCTGCTTTTATAGGATATGGATGCATTTGGATTTTTAGCAAGTTATCCGGTCTGCCTCCCCGATGATGTAATTACTTGTCCTTTACAGCATAGTTGATAGCTGCTACTTTCGTATCATTAATACTAAAGTAGCAGCTATCATTTTATGGCAAAGAAACTCAATGAAGACCAAATTAAATGGATTCTATCACTTGACGCAAGTGAAGCAGAGAAAGGAGTAAACGAACTCACCAAAAAGAATACCGAACTTACCAACCGAAATAAGGAACTGCGCAAATCCATGCAGCACCTTGAGATACAAGGTAAAAAGAACAGTGCCGCCTATCTGACACTCTCTGAAGAATACTCTAAAAATACAAAACAAATAAGCAGTAACCGAGAGATGATGAAGCGTCTGGATGAGCAGATGGGGCTCAATAATCTATCCATGACGCAGCTTAAACGCCGGGCTCAAGACCTGCAAAAGCAGCTTGATACAACTTCACAAGCTCTGCATCCCCAAGAGTGGGAACAGCTGAACCAACAATTGACGGCTACCAGAAGCAGAATGAGCGAACTGAAAGATTCTGGAAAGGCTGTTGAGAGCCAGTTCCAACAAGCCGCCAAGTCTGCCGGTAAATGGAGCGCTTTCTTTGGGAACTTATACATGCGTATTACTGACTGGGGAATTCAGACGTTGGGTAAGCTGAAAGATATTACTGCTGAGGGTATCGAAATGGCAGCGTCAGCTGATGGTGTACAACGGGCGTTTGACAGATTGGATGATGGGCAGATACTCAATAATTTGCGCAAGGCTACTAAAGGTACAGTTACTGACCTTGATTTGATGAAAGCTACCGTTCAGGCAAAAGATTTCCGTATTCCGCTTGAGGATCTTGGCAAGTATCTCCAATTTGCGCAACTCAAAGCGCAACAGACAGGACAGTCTGTTGATTACATGACGAGTTCTATTATTACAGGTCTTGGACGTAAGTCGGTCATGATTTTGGATAACCTTGGACTTTCGGCAGCCGAAATCAACGAACAGATATCTCAAACCGGTGACTTTATGTCTGCTGTTGCATCCATTGTTGATAAACAGTTAGCTGCTGCGGGTGATAATTATGTATCTTCCGCTGACCGCGCCCAAGCAGCTACTGTCCGTTTCCAAAATGCCCAGAGGGAACTTGGTGAAACACTTCTTCCGCTGAAAGAGAATTGGGATGAATTATATACCGGCATGTCCATCGGAACAATGGAACTGATTGGCTGGATAGTGAAGCATCGTAATGTATTGGTGACTTTAGTCGTGGCTTACTCTGCCTACAAAATAGCCAAGGAACTGGCCACAACGGCTACCTATAAGGAGATGACGGCTACCAAGGCATCAATCCTATTGGATAAGTTGAAACTGGCTTGGATAAATAACACTAAGGGGGCAACCCTTCTATATGCGGCAGCAAAAGCCAAATTAACAGGAAACACTAAGCGGGCAGCTGCAGCCATGAGGCTATTCAATACCACATGCAAGGCCAGTGTCATAGGTTTACTTGCTTCGTTGGTTACAGCAGCGGCTGTTGCTTTCTTTACTTATAGAAACAGAGTATCAGCAGCTTCTGAAGTAACCAAAGAGGCCAACCAAAGTATATCTGAAGAAAAAAATCAATTGGAATCATTAAAAAAAGTCTTATTTGACTCAAGCAAAAGCTATCAGGAACGAAAATATGCTTTGGACGAAATCCAGAAAATAGTTCCTGGATACCATGCTTCTTTGACGAAAGAAGGCAAGTTGATAAACAACAATGCAAAAGCTTTGGATGGATATGTTGAGAAACTTCTAATTACAGCCAAACAACAAGCCGCTAACACCAAGCTACAAGAGGCGTTGAATGCCCGAACCGAGTGGATTGGCAATAATAAAAGCATGGCCAGGAAAGCAATGGGAGTACAAATGGCAATGGGCGACCCGTTGAATGCAGGAAAAGGTTTAAATGCAGTAGCTGCAGAGCAAGGAGTAATCCCCGCTGCATACAAGGCATTCATGGAACAGAAAAAGCTGTTAGATAACCAGGTTAAGTTGTACGAGGATATGATGAAAGGGTATGTTCAGCAATTAGCTAATATAGATGCTAAATATACTAAGCCTGATACAGATACTCCTAATTCTGTGGACTTGGTCGAAGCTAAGAAGAAAGAGATAGAGGATGCAGAAAAGGTAGTGGCTTCAACTAAAGAAGAAGTTATTGCACGTAACCAAAAAGTTGCAGCGTTAAAAGCAGAACTGGATGCCTTACAAAATCTAGGGATTCAGAAAAAGAAAAATAATAGTACAGAAAAAGCCCATGCTGCTGCAGAGAAAGAACAAAAAGCAAGGGTTGCAACTGAGCAGGCTGCAGTCAAGTCTCTTGAAACTCTCCGGGAAGAGGATCTGCAATCACAGCAAAAATGGTATAATGATTCTTTATCCGCTTTAACCACTGCTCAGTCCACAGGTAGAATGACTAAGGAGCAATATGAAATGATGCTATTGGAATTGGAAAAACAAAATGCTGATACCCGCCTCAGAATAGAACGATCCTATTATTCCGATGCTCAGTCAATGGCTCTCATGAATGCCAATATAAAAGAGGATATAGTCAGAAAATCCAATCAACGTGTTATTGATGCAGAAAAATCGGCCAATGTAACTCGGGCTGCCCAGCAGGAAGCATTGAACAACTTAATTAAGAGTTTCAAGGATCAATTCAAACTGACCACCGTCGATGAAGATTACGCCATGCAACTCAAAACTCTTGAAGCTGCTTATCAGGCACGTAAAGAAATGGCTGAGAAGAATAATCTTGACGCTACAGAACTTGACAAAGCCTATTTCCGGGCAAAAGAACAATTGGAGTCAGAACATCAGCAAAAGATCCTGGCTATTCGAAATCAATATGGCCTTTCTACACAACAAGAACGCTTCAATGCTGAACTGGAACAATTACGATTAGCACGTGAACAACAGCTGTTAACCGAAAAAGAATATGAGCAAGCTGTTCAGAATCTTAAACGAGACAGCTATAAAAAGCAGTTCGACTACTATTCGAATCTTTTTTCAGGGGCAATACAGGCACTTCAACAGGCTGAAATGGATAACATTGACGCCAAGTATGACGCTGAGATCGAAGCAGCCAAAGGAGATGCGGAAGAAATAGAACGTTTGGAGAATGAAAAGGCACAGAAAAAGCTTGATGTACAAAAAAAATATGCAGACGTTAATTTTGCCATCAAAGCATCTCAAATCATTGCTGATACAGCAGTTTCAATAATGAAGGCGTATGCAGACCTTGGTCCGATTGCCGGTTCTATTGCAGCAGCTCTTATGGGAGTAACAGGTGCCGCACAGTTGGCCAGCGCCAAGGCCGAGCGTGACAAAGTTAAGAATATGACTCTCTCCGGAAGTTCTTCTAATAGTGCCGGTACTGGAGCACGCGTTGCCACTGGTCGCCAGTCCGGAGGGAAAATTGATGTCCGTCGTGCTCAAGACGGTAAGTTATTTTCAGGTGTTGATTATGATCCGGATGCACGCGGATTTATAGATCATCCTACAGTGATTGTTGGAGAAGGCCCGGTTGGACAGTCCAAAGAATGGGTAGCTTCCAATGCTGCTGTAAGTAATCCTACAATTGCCCCAATCCTTGATATTTTGGATAAGTCGCAACAGGCTGGGACTATTCGGACACTTGACCTTAACCAAGTCATCCGTACGCGTATGGCTGGTTATTCTTCCGGTGGCCCTATTAATACCCCGATATCCGTATCATCGAATTCGGATCAGTCCGGTACCATATTTCCACCGGATCTTATGAGACGTTTTGCTAATGCTATTGTTCGTTTAGACGAAGAAGGGCTTCCGCCGGCTCCCGTTTTACTTTCAGAAATTGAAAGAAAGCAGGAGCTTCGAAATCGATCACGCGCTATTGGTTCTAAAAAATAACTTGTAAAATAGTCCCTTATGAAAATTATCAATACTGCATCCAATCAGGCATATCAGTTAAATCCAGATACACAATTGGAAATAGAACGTCCTAACCTGTTCTTTAATGAGTGGGGTGAACAAACTCTCCCTATCGATCTTCCAGACACAGATTTGAATAGAAGACTGACAGGTTATCCGGATCTACTGGCTAACCAAAAGAAGATTTCTTCCCATATTGACTGTTCTATTCAGGACGGTGACTACTTCATGCATTGTAGGCAGGCTATTTTAGGGGCTAAGCGTCATGAAAAGATATCTACCTCATTCTATATGAATGAAGGATCATTTCTATCCCGCATATCTGATGTTGCTTTGTCGGAAGTATTCGGAGATGAAATTATTCCTGGAGTTTCAACTGTTCAGGAAGGTATCGATTTTTGTTGGTCACTTATCAATAATACTCATCCTACTTATGCAATCTTTCCTATATGCATAGATCTTGATGGAGAAAGGCGTATGGTTAATCGTATAGACTATATGGATGCTAACGGTAATGTGGAAGATGGGCGTCGACCTTCTCAAAGTGGTACTCTCGGTTTCTACAATTCTTTTGAACGAAAAGAAACTGTGAATGAGCGTACCATTGTTTTAGCACCTGGATACTATATTTCTCCATTCATGCGAGCTCCATATTTGCTAAAACGTATTTTCTCTTATTTTGGCTATACACTGCTTGATAACTTTTTCACAGAGACGGAGCCTTTCAAATCGATGGTATTTATCAATAATACTATTGACTCTCTTGTTAATGGCACTGTTATGCTTGCACATCTAGTACCGGATTGTATGTGCAATACTATTTTGGACATTTACCGAAAAAAATTCTGTTGTGAGTTTATTCCAAATGAAGTGGAACGTACTGTTACAATTGAACTCTTTTCTGATAATATTAAATTAAAGTCTGCCATTGATCTTACTTCGTATTTGGTTTCACATCCTGAAATCATACAGCAACCATATAGGCAGCTCAATCTATCTTCTGAGAAGGTCATAACAGAAGGAAACTCATACGATTCTACTAGTGATATAGAGGCAAAATATCCGGAAGCTTGGTTCGATGAGACCACCTATGGGTATTATCGTAATGGCTATTCCTCAGACTATATTCAAGAGTGTTTGTCTGATGGGAATTTACCGTATTATGCTGGTGGCTCTTTAAAAGCATACGAAGTCAAAGTTCCGGATTGCCAATATTGTTTGCTTCTCAATACTACGCCATATATCGGAGAGGGACGTACTTTGAACTCAACGATTGATGGTCTACCGGTTACCGATACTACCGATGGTGCTGAAAATTCAGGTGATAATGTTACGGCCAATAACCCCTCACAGGCTCCAATATTGTCATTTGTCTATTATAATGGTAAATTCTCCACTGGTACTAATCACGATATAAATGGGAATTGGGGATATTCTTTAGTTTATAATGGACCTACCGGTATTTTCGAGAAGTTTTATCGTGACTTTGACAATCTACTTCGAAACTCCATGCATAAAATTTCAGCAAACTTCCTATTTCCAAATACTCTTAAAAAAAACTTGCCTGTTCATCGTAAAGTGACTCTTCAGGGAGTGGACTGCTTGGTTAATGTATTGAAGTATACTATCGGCGGAAAATCAGAACCTGTTGAATCAGAATTATTCACTGCTGCTCTTTATGAACCAGTATCCAAGGCTAAATCTGAATCAGAACGAATGCCTCGTAATAAAACAGGATATAGGTGGATCATTGAAACCGTTTCCCATGATTCAACCGAGGAAGAATATCTTGCATCCGGATATGATCTTATAGAATTTGATGCTCGTAAGGCGAATGATATACCGGCAATATATCCATATCCGCCTACAAAAGAAATGTATGATTCAGGAAAGAATTATTATAAGCGTACTTTTTTCCGGTGCTATGCGATCCGAAATAGTCCCAACAAAAAATATGTAAAGATTGAAGTTTCTCTGAAACCTGTACCATTTGATTATGGTAGTTGAGAATTTCGGAATATCTTAATGGTAGATAGGTTGAAAGTTGTCCTTTATCATGGATAACTTCAAAGTTACTTTTGCTTCAAAAAGAAATAGCAATGAATATTGTTCAACAACCGGACTCTCTTTCACTTAGCCTGAATTTGAAGGAGTTCCTTATAACGTCTGATGTTCAAGTCTCTTTTGTGCTTCGTCAAGGAGATACTGAAATATTATCGCAACGGTATGATCCACCTACTCAAGGTTATATTACGATTAATCTGCGAGATATTATACATGGGCGTCTTTCGTTCCAGTTAAAAGAAACAGGAAGTATCTATCAACAATTATCACTGGTTGCAGATTTTACTGCAGTCATTGATACGACTGAAGTCTCTTTTCGTGTTATCCGTTCTGGTGTTGATCGATTGTCTGACTCAGCCAGGAATTTCCTCACGCAGAATTTTCTGACATGGCAACCTACAATCAAACCTGTTACTTATTATTCTCCCGAATTTTTGACTTACTATGCGGTTGTCAATGGTTCGGCAAAAATGCGGGCCTATTTTACTGATGAGTCGGGAATTGTCACTTCTCAACTTGATTACACTATTTCTGAACTTGTGGCTGGTATTGCGTATACTATCCCTTTACAGTATTCGGTTGTGGCCGGTTTACTTTACCATAAATTTCCGGCATACTATGATGTATGGATTGAGGACAGTTCCGGAAATCGTCTTACGTATATTCAACGTTATTATGCTGAGAATATGCGTTCAGAGCAGGAACAATGGATATTATTTGAGAACTCATTGGGAGGTGTTGATACTTTTCGTGCCTATGGTAGCACAATATTCAATGGTGAGCACACCCATAATATAGCTGAAGTTGATGAAGTTTCTCAAGAATATCACGTTGATACAGAACGAAAATTTGAAAAGAATACCGGGCACCTGAATAATGATGAACGTAAGTGGTTACTTGATTTTTTCCCATCCCAGGTAAAGTATATATATATTGCTAACTATCTCCGCCGAATAGTTGTGACGGAAAGTAATGTAAACTATACAGATCGTGAACTACCTAGTAACTATACATTCACTTTTAAATATGCGGATGCCCAACCGTTATTAAATCTACCTAGAACTGATGTACCTGCAGATCTACTTAACATTACTGTACCCGATGTTGGTTCTTTTACGATTCCCCCTCGGCTTGCTGAATTTTCTCGTCTTTCACTATCCGGGGGGGTACTATTTCCTGTCCAGAATCCATATTCTGAGGTATGGTCTGCTACAACAACGGATGCTATAGCTACTTTTTTGGCAGATTACCTTTCCAAAATATATGGATCTGGTGGCGGTATTGGGCATAAACACCGTAATTTTTCTCTGCTTGAACTCTTATCATATATTGACAGATATCTTCTAGTCGACGGTCAAAAAATTAAGGCTGGTTATGCAGATGTTGCAGGTGAACTAAAAGAAGATAAGTACCTACATAAAGATAGAGATGATGCTACACATTTTTTACTTAGTCTTTTTGCTGGTGCTGTTTTTGGAAAAGATGGTTTTGCATCCGGTATGACCGGTTTCGGTGCCAGGATAGATGAGAAAGGTAACGGCGAAATGCGGGGCTTACGGCTTTGGGAATGGCTGGAAGTGCCCGAACTCAGGTTCAATCGTGTGGAAGTGTATGCCGGCATTAAGTGGCGCACGCCGGGTGTAGGCATTATTGAGAGTGTGGAAATTGACACTGACAGTGAAGGGAAGCTTCTCTCCACCGGTACCGTACACCTTAAACTGGAAGCCGGAGAAATGGGTGCTGTTGCGGTGGACGACATAAGTATGGGTATCATCCATTTTGATGACGGGACACTGAATGCCACCGAAGATTCGGATGATAGCAAGGGGAATTTCCGTTTTGCAGGTTTTGGAACGGCATATTTTCGTATAACCGGAGTGTCCGGACAGGATAATGGTACGTTCCGCTATTCGTTGCGTCCGGGGACAACACTGCATCCGCAGAAGTATATGCATTTTTCCTGCTACGGAAACTTTACCAACCCCGACAGACAAACGTCGGTATATGAAACTCGTACCTACAGTCGTATGCTCCGTAACCAGAATACCTGGGAGATGTCGGCCGCGAACATCGCTATGCAGTCTGGCGATCTCTCCAACTTGAACGTGCATGGCCTGGACATGACAGGATACTCCATGTATCTGAACAGCGTGTATTTCACAGGTACGGTACGGCAGATGAAACCTGACGGTACACCTGTATATACTGCCAATGACCGGGGAGCATGGATACCGAAAACAAAATATGATTTCTACGATAGGGTCAGTCATGACGGAAGTATCTGGCTCTGTGTGAACGAAAAGGGAAGCTCTTCTGAACCCTCTGAAGGGAATGCAGACTGGCTGAAGCAGGTTAATAAGGGTGAGGACGGTAAAGATGGCGATAGTGTCAGTAACCATGGCCAGTGGCAGACTGGTATGCATATCCCGTACTTGGGCATTGTCCGTATGGGAAATGCTACGTGGCAGTGTACAGTTCCTGCAGGAACTGATAATCCCCCTATGTGGACTATCACTGATAAGGACGGTAACCGCCTGTTGCAGACACAGGACGGTGGGAAAACTTATGGCTATATATTGACCGGAACCGAGAATTCCACCGAGTATATAATGATAGCTCAGGATGGTACGGATGGTATACCGGGAGAACCAGGTAAGGATGGTAAAGTATTCTACACATGGATACGTTATGCTGATGACGTTCAAGGTAACGGAATCAGCGACAGTCCCGTCGGAAAAAAGTTTTTGGGACTGGCTCATAATAAAGAAACTTCAGTAGAAAGTAATGATCCAAAGGATTATCAATGGAGTGATATCAAAGGAGAAGATGGTATCGGTACTCCGGGGGAAGACGGTAAGACTTACTACACTTGGGTCGCATATTCTGATAATGCCGACGGTAGCGGTATGTATCAGCAGCCTAATGATACCACAAAGTATATTGGCATTGCTGTAAATAAAGAAACTGCTACCGAAAGCACCAATCCGGCTGATTATACATGGAGTAAATTCAAAGGTGAGGACGGTAAACAGGGGGATAGTGTCAGTAACCATGGCCAGTGGCAGACGGGTAAGCATATTCCATATCTGGGTATTGTCCGTATGGGAAATGCTACGTGGCAGTGTACGGTTCCTGCAGGAACTGACAACCCTCCTATGTGGACTATTACCGATAAGGACGGCAACCGATTATTACAGACACAGGACGGTGGGAAGACCTACGGCTATATATTGACCGGAGAACTCAATACAGCCGAATATGAACTTGTTGCCCAGGATGGTACGGATGGTGAAAGCATTAAAGGTGATCCGGGCATACAAGGTTGTATCATCCGCAAAGGAGAATGGAAGATTGGCGTAGAATGGCGCAATGATGAGTCACTCACTTCCGGTACAAGATACTTGGATGTAGCCCTTGTAAGAGACGGCCAAGTTGCCACCGGATGGAAGGCGTACAAATGTAAAACTACCCATACGAGTTCGCTTGCCAATGCTCCGGGCAATTCTACCTACTGGGAAGAATTCGGGCTTAATACGACAGCTATCTTCACCTCGCTTATCATTGCGAAAGATGCGCAGATTGATTTTATGCAGGGGAATCAGCTGCTTATTAAGAAGGATGATGGAGCAGTAACAGCGGGACTTAGCGGAAGCCAATCCGGTGAGAAGATACGGATGTGGGCCGGAAGCCCCACTCCTGATAATGCTCCTTTCCGGGTTACTGAAGGCGGGAAAGTACATGCTGAAAATGCAGAAATAACCGGAGAAGTCAATGCAACAAGTGGCGTTTTCAAAAACATCAGGTCCCCTAATAATGCATTTCGTATTCTCGAAAATGGAAATATAGAAATTATCGGTAAGGTATCCACTTCTTCCGATGGTACACGTATTGTGGTTGACCCTAATACTAATAGCATTAAGATATATAATCAGGATAATAATGAAGTTGGAGACATTTCATTTCTCGTCGAAGAATGGGCGGGAACTACCAATTATTATCCACGATTAAGACTCAAGCGGTATTCGGGAGCAAATGAGGTTGGGAGAATTGATATATCGGCATCCTCATTAAGTGCTTATTCAACACTTGGAGCCAATACGAACTATTTTGATTTATCCCCCAACGGATTAGTGTTTTCCTTGAATGGTAAGGTAACAAAAGAATATCCTAATAGATAGGATTTGATAACTAATAATTATTGATATGAAAGTATTTTATGAAAGTAAATTAGCGGAATGTCTGCTGTGGCAAGGCTACAGTACTATTACATTGGGTTGTTTCGTTTTTACGAAGAAAACAAAAGAGGAAATGAAACAGCAGGTTCTTAATCATGAAGCTATACATGTGAGGCAATGGGAGGAGTGCATGGTTGCTTCGGCGGTTCTGTTGACGCTTGTTATGATATTGACATCATTCAGTGTATGGGCATATCTGTTGTGTCCACTGTGGTTCTATCTGCAGTATGGGTTGGAATATGTCGTTTCTCATGTTTACCATTTTTTCAGAGGTGTACATGGAGCGGACGGGAACAAAATATCGTATGGGAATTCAGCGTTCGAAATGGAGGCAAAATCCAATGAAATGATAGATGGATATCTTGATGTAAGGAGACCTTTTGAATTTCTCAGATATTACGGGGAAATATAAATTTATATTTACAAAAACGAGATAATAATTAATTGTTAAATTGGGCTGATTTTCATAGTAGAAATGACGCCCCTAAAATGTACAAAGATATGGCAGACAAGAAGATGAATGAGTTTCAGCAGG